ACCATTCATCATGTTAGCTCAGTTGCAGCGGCTACGAGCAGTAGCGTGAATAACACGCAAACTTCTGATAACACGGAACCTCTTCTGTCAGATATACCGATAGAACAGAAAATACAAAAATTACAGGAATTAGGAATTCAGATAGATTCCGAGCTGATAGGAGAGGAGTCATATCATAAGCTCTGTGCTTTACTGTTTGAATATTCAGATATTTTCGCTACAAAACTTTCCGATTTGACAGGTTCTAACATTATTCAGTGCCATATCGAAACCCAGGGCGCTCCGTTTCGCATTAGACCGTATCGNCTGTCACCGGAAATGAAACAAGAAGTCGATAAACAGTTAGACCAAATGTTACANGCAGGGATTATTGCAGAGAGTGATAATAGCCCTTGGGCGTCGCCGATTATATTGGCACGAAAGTCCAATGGCGAATGGCGTTTTTGTTCTGATATGAGAAGACTGAATGCCCAATGTCAGCCGATGTATCATGAGTTGCCAGGTCTAAATGATGTCATTGATATGGTGTCACAAAATCACAGTACTATTTTTACGGTTTGCGATTTACGTTCCGCTTTTTACCAGCTGTCTTTGACGCAGGAATCATCAATTAAAACGACTTTTATAACCCCTCATCGTGGTGCTTATAAGTTTCTTAGAGCCCCGATGGGATATCGCAATAGTCCATACTTTTGCACACAGGCTTTGAATAAATTATTTCGACATCAGATCGGTTCCTTTTTGATTGTCTATATTGATGATTTATTGATTGCGAGCGCTGACGTTGATTCACATTTGGGTCATTTGAGAATTGTTTTTTCCAAATTGCGGGAGGCAAACTTGAAATTACATCCCAATAAATGTCAGCTGATGCTCCCGGAATTAAGATATCTGGGCTACATTTTTAGTGCAGACGGGGTACGCATAGATCCAAAGAAAACAGCTGTAGTAAGAAATTATCCGCGGCCGAAATGTCAAAAGGAAGTAAGAATGTTTTTGGGTTTGACAAACTTTTACAGGAAGGCTATTTGTCATTATGCTGACATGGCTCATCCGTTAACAAAATTGCTTCGAAAAGATAGCACCTTTGTTTGGAATGCTGAGCAAGAGGAAGCGTTTCAAAAATTGAAAGATGCGCTAATAAATTCTCCAGTGATGGCCATTCCACGGCCGACAGAACGCTTTTATTTGACCTGCGATGCGTCAGATGTGAGTGTCTCATTTAATTTAAGTCAGCTGATTGATGGCGTTGAACATGTTATAGAATATGGAGCTCGAGGGTTGCGAAAAAGTGAATTAAATTATACTGTAACACAAAAGGAATTACTGGCCATTATTAGCGGTGTGCAATATTATCATGATTATTTACATGGTCGCGCATTTACCATAAGAACAGATCATCAGTGTCTCAAATATTTGAACACCATGAAAAATTATACCGGCAGGTTAGCGCGCTGGAGATTGCTATTGAGTGAATACGACTATGATGTTCAATATACCAAAGGGCGAGAAAACACAGCAGCAGATTCTTTGAGTAGGTTAGAGCTCCCTGCTCCAGAAAATGGCCCAGAAGCTGAGTTGGACCGTATGTTAATGAATATTGATTTCGATGCAGACAGAAGTTTGAAGGTGAAGACGCCGAAGTTATTGGAAATAACCTTGGACTGGAAACATGGTTTCAGTCCTCCGTCTATGATTGGTGCTATTGATGATAGTTCTAGTGAGGATATCGACGATGGACAACAGATGACAGAGGTTGATTTACTAGAAGAATGTGAGGTAAGCGCTGAACAAGAAAAATGTCCTGATTGTAAGCATTTAATTTTTTACATCCGTGACGGAATGTTGGCTACTGATGATGCGCTAGCACGCAAGATTACCATTCAAGCTGATAATTTTCTATACCAAGACGGTATTTTGTTTCATTTGCACTTGTCGCGCCGAAAACGTTTGGATCAAGTCGACCCAGTTTTGAAACAGTTGGTGGTCCCCAGGTCTCTCAGAGAACGTATCTTGAAAGCATATCATGATAAAAATCACCATATTGGTTCTGACAAAATGTATCACACTATCCAACGGAAATTCTATTGGCCCAATATGTATGCTGATGTCCATATGTGGACAAAAAGCTGTTTAGCTTGCCAATCGGGCAAACGACTGAGACAAACAAAGGCGCCGCTTCGCAGTTTGCAGGTAGAGCCGACAATTTTTGAGAGATGGCATGTGGATCACTTGGCTCTTCCAGAGGTTGATGGATTTAAATATGTATTATTAGCGGTCGATTCATTTTCATTGTACAGTGTATTGATGCCTGCACGTACGACAAGCGCAGAGGAAACAGCCAGGTTATTGTTCGATAATGTGTTCATGGTGTACGGATGTCGAAGTCTACTTTCGGACAGAGGCAGTTGTTTCATGTCAAAATTATTGAAACATCTGTGCAAGTTACTGCACATAACTCAAATCCGTACCAGTCCGCGTCACCCGGCTACTAATTCGAGGTGTGAGGCGTACAATCGCAATATTCTGAACGCTTTGCGTACTCATTGTACAGGCTATCGTAATTGGCCTTCGTTGTTGTCGTCAATTGCGTTTTCTTTTCGAACTGCGATTTTGTCGCATGTAGGTCTAAGTCCCTACCGGATCTGTTTTGGTTTCGAACCAAGGCTGTGTATAGATAACACGTTGTTGCCTATGTCCCACTTACCAACGGACGTGAGGACATTTGTTAATGAAATGAAGCCGCAATTAGAAATTATTCGTGATGTGGTACATCGAAATCAGCTTGATGCGAATTTAAAGACACAGAATTACTATAACCAGAATTCTAAGGTACCACAAATTAACATCGGAGATAGAGTGTGGCTTTTTGATCCTAAAACCAAAGGGCCCAAATTAGCTCATAAGTGTACGCCACAGTACGTTGGTCCTTTCTTAGTTGTAGACAAGAATCCTGATTATTATGTCTACAAACTGCAGGATTGTAAAACTAAAAGACTATTAAAAGCATGGGTTCATGCTAACAGACTGAAATTATTCGATGATTCGCGGGAACGTTTTTTGACGAGGAACAATTACTGCGGCACACCTAGACTTCGTCAAGGTCAGACCGCAGCAGATATGCCGAGCGCTGTGGCTGCCCAGTTGCCTACTGCGTCTCACAGTGCAAGCGAGGCAGCAGCTGCGCCAGCAGCAGCTAACTTGAGTTCAGCTGCCACAGGCAACACGACTGCGTCATCAGCTGCCGATCTGCCTGCAGCAGCAGCAGAATCAGCTGATCAGTGGCATGAAATCACTGATATTGTAAAACATAAGCGAGTGAAAGGTGCCATACATTATTATGTTAAGTGGGCACTTGGAGGTTATTCATGGGTAGCAGAGAATGATATTACGCAAGCAGCTCTTGATGCATACTACGTACAACGTGCACAGAGAGCTAGAAAACGGAGAAGAAGAAGAAAAAAAAGTTAACATGTTGTTAACATTGTAGCCAGTTGTGTAGCACTTAACGCTCGTCTGTGTTATTTTAGTTATCTTATGTTTCCTTTTCTAAATTGGTCGACCAGAATTTTTTGTGTTATGTGTGCAGATTTTATTTGGAAACGACGTTTGGGTGCTACACTTGTCTTGGCTTTTCTGATGTTTCTAGCGGTCACAGTCGTCAACGCAAGCAGTGCGACTATAAATACCGGTGACGCTATTGTTGTTAGACTTAACTATGGAGTTGTGATCAGAAAGATAGCATCTGTCGAAGTGGTGACAGATTATTGGCATCAAGCTTTTACGTTACGCTTGCCAAGAGAATCAGAACGAACCACAGAATTGAGCGAGGTTAATTGCTCGCGGGTTGTGAATCATAGCCGAGCTGCATGCCTACGTATAAGGCCTGTTATTCACTATTTACATAACATGTCAGCTAGGGCGTGTACGAAAATAAATCAAGTTATTCGATACATCAGAGCGATGATTCCGGAACATGGCTCGATGAGTGACGGTCGATCCAGATCAAAGAAAGGTCTGATTGACTTAGGAGGAGACATTCTTCATGGCTTATTTGGGGTGGCCCGTGATTCGGACATTAATCACGTTCGACACGTGTTGTCCGAAATTCAAAGCCAAAGCAGACAGTCAGTGACAGCGTGGACAGAAGTTACTGGTCACTTGGCCAGTTTTGCATCTGCAACAAACCGACGTTTCAATACGTTACATCAAACACTGGAATTGCAACAGCGAGACATACATACGTTGTATGATAACATAATGGCTGAGTCTGTTGAGATTGCTAGTGTAGCATCGATATTATCCTCAGCTTTGTATCGTCTTGAAGACTTTGTTGTTGTGTTAGATGATCTAGAGAGGCTGCAGATTGGTATAGATGCGTTGACACACGGTTTCCTTAGTCCAAGCTTGATCCCTCCGTCGGAAATTTCACATGTCATGTATTTAGTTGGCAATATGATACGTCGATATTCCGCTGGATTACGCATTATCCGGAATGATCCATCTTATTACTATGGCTTACATGATTTCACTGTCGCTAGACAAAATGACACTTTGGTGATAAATCTACCTATTCCTCTCAGTATTGTAACGGGACCTTTGCCTTTGTACCAGGTACATGTTTTTCCCGTTCCAGTTCATAATGAACATCACGTTACGGTTCTCAGAAATGTCCCCAATTTCTTCACGTATCATCCGCTGAGGAATTTTCATTTCGAATTCGACAAAATGCCAAATATTAAACCCCCAAATATCATTGATTTTGACACCGGAGTTTTGAAGTCGACTGAACATTTCTCGTGTATACTTGCTATCATGAATGATCGGAAGTCTGAGGTAGACAGAGTTTGTAATTTTACACTTTTGACTGACTACCTTCGACCATCAGTCGACGTAATTGATCGTAGTCACATTATTGTGACAAATATTTCTAATGCTACAATGCGGTGTCATGCTAGACCTCAACGCCGAATTAGCTGTGAATCGATGTGTCAAGTTGTTTTGCCTTGTCGATGTTCTTTAAAGACTGACAGTATTTTGGTGCCGCGACGTATTCAAGACTGTATTCAACGTTCACAGCCGACTGTTTTACATAGCGTGAATTTGGCTTTGCTGCAGAAATTTTTCTCAGAATCTCAGTTGGACGATATCACGGGGAACACTATGTTCTCTGACCCGTTTTCAGTTGTATTGCCTAAGATGAAAATTTCTGACGTTGAAGTTTCCCATCTGATGAAAGAAGATAATAGCATTCGGTTTGACTTGGAAAGTTTGGCCAATCTGACAAAAACAGACCAAGTTGCCTTTCGTTCTTTGGCTCACAGAATGGTGGATGATTGGCAGGATTATCAGTCTCGTTCATTTGAGGGAGACTTTGTTTTTTGGTCTTGGAAATCATGGCTATTGGTAGTCATTGGTTCTATTGCTTTGTTTGCTTTGCTTCTTACCATTCGTCTTGGTCTCAAAGTGCGTTCTTTGACAATGACTTTGACTTTATTGACAATGTCTACGAAAAGTCATGCTGTGCCTACCGGACTGAACTTTTTTTCGTCTACAATTCCTTCTTTGGATAACGGCTATACCTTTGATCTACCGACTGAATTGGGGTGGATTATTATTGTTTTGATTTTGTTGTCCATTATCTCTATTTTTATGTTTCTGCTGTACCGTTCAAAACGTTCTGCTTATAAATTTGATCTTTACATGTATGTTGGAAGAAATAAACATTGCTGTCAAATTTGGGTGCGTTCTTTCGATCTTGAACCAAATTGCTATTCATTTTATGCCACTCGTTACATCGAGTCTTTGTCAGTTGAGGGCTATATTATGCCACGTTTATTCATTGGATGGCCAACTTTGAATATCACTTCTAAGGTCACTAACGAGACGTATTTGTTGCCTAAATCGGTTTCAATTTCATTGAAACAATGTCGCTGTGTCTCAGAAATTTTCCGCCAACCGTATTGGTGTGTGTTGGTGACTAAATATAACGGTAATTTCTCTCTGTTGAATCTACCAGGCCGTGATTGGGAGGAAGCTCCGGCTTACCATCTTACACATGGGGTTAGCATGGTGACATTGTCTCCAACGGCCCCAGGCATTTACCCTACTTTGATGTCCCCATCAGTTGAGACACGTGAGTGAATCGTGTGTGTGGAGGTGCTTTATTGTAGTTTGTTATATTTTAGAATCGCTTCTAGCTTGACTTATTTAATCAGTCAGTTTATGTTTTTTGCATATAGCGAGTAATTCTTGCTAACTGATTGTTTATCTTTTCTTGTTATTATGTAGTCTAGATGTTTGCGTTAGTATGATATACTGCGTGTGCAGCTTTTGTGTTATTTAGTTTACCCGTACAAACGTGAACGCTGAACATGCTGTCGTCATCTACACAGCATCACATCGGCAATTATTACGGACATTATGTCTCGAGGAGTCGCTGGTATCATACTCACTGTTAGCAATGGCTGAGTCCTCAGGACTAGAGTTCTCTCCGTCATACTGCAGCGACTCAAGTTGTTTCTCTGCCGATTTCGCGTTCTTCGTTTCGATTGCTGTTTATTATTAGTATTTTATGTAGTTTAGTTTGTTTATTGACACTTTGCGCCGATACGTGTTGTCATTTTGTTTGACAATCTTGTTTGCAGAAACACGAGGACTGTGCACACTCACATTGTATTGAACATTAATGCTTACACATTATTCATATTTATAAGTTCCCGTTAGTTTCTCAGATGCTATAGCTCCTTAAGGTTTAGTTTCAGGTGTGTGGACTTTATAGATACACCTGCCCTTTAGTGCCAATATTGCATGCTTATTATTTAGGATAGCGGAGTCGACTTGCTATCAATTCTACGATATTCAAAAGGGGTTGTATTTTGTGACTTTGCGCGGACGCAAACTTTTTTACCCAGGGGGAAATTGCAGTAGAGCTACTTGGGACTGCAGTGATAGATGGCGTAGGAAGTATGTTTGGAACGTTGCGAGTGTGGGCAAGCAGTACGGTTCTATAAATCTTTGAGATAGCTGTTCGGTGTTTCTGATTGGTCCTGGATAGAATAGGCTGTTTGGCGAGGTTGAACGTTCGCGTATCCTTTTTTGGTCGTCTGCTCCGCTGTTAGGCGAGTTGTTTTTAGCTAGTAGCTACGGCCTGTCTTGGAAAGAGTCAGTTGGAAGTTGGCAGTCGAACAGTAAACATGATCTAGCCAAATAACGATAGTGTATTATTGGTGGAGATGCTACCGTGACGGTATGAATGTCAGTCCGCGGTCCAGCGAACGATCCTCGGTCTTTCGAACGACCTCCAGCGTTGTCAACAAGGTCGTCGCAATCTGAATTATACGAACCGCCAGTTTTCCACTCACCGACCACGACCGCACCGCCACTGAGTCTACCGTCACCGATCCCAGTACCGTCGCAACCGCCGTCAACGTTACAATCAACCAGTACAATGGCATCGCCGCCCGAGGTACAACCACAGGCGGGCCAGCCGCAAGTGCAGTCAACTCCGATCTATGACAGCTTCCTGGCTCCACATGTCTTCCGGGGCTTGGCAACAGAGGACGCGGAGTCGTGGTTCGCGGACTTTCAGAAGTACGTATCATTTCGAAATATGAGCCTAGCTCAGATGTTGTCGTTTTTCCCATTATTGTTGAAAGACACGGCTGGTGACTGGTACGATATGTTGTCGCAAGAAGTGAAATCAGACTGGCAGCAGTTGCAGGGACGATTCAAGGATCGTTTTCAGGACAGCGATTTACTGAAGTGGCAGAAAGCATCAAAAATGTGGGCAAGAGATCAATTAGTGGGTGAGAGCGTGGAGGAGTTCGTGACAGCGTTGCAAAAGATGGCTAAAACTGCTGGCGTCGATGATACAATGCTGCGCTACTCTGTGATGCGTGGGTTACGCCGTGAACTGCGCCCGCACGTGATCCAAAGCGGGGCGACAACATTGGCGGACGTTGTCAAAGCTGCAAAGGTGGCCGAAGTCGCCACAGGGGATCAATTATCATCGGCACCGGATCCGCTGTTGGGGAAGATGCTTGACGAAGTGTCTGCAGGACGTCGAGTCGCAGAGCAGAATGCGGTCGACATTCAACGTCTGGCGGCAAAACTGGCATCATCAACTGTGAGCACGGTGGAACGCGCTACGTCGTCGCCGGGTCGTTCTTCGACGAGTCAACGTCAGGTGTCGTTCCGTGACGAGTATGACACGCGCCGCCGCGCTACAACTTGGAACCCACGTCCACCGTCGCCGCCGACTCGGGGTCAATCACGACCGGCACAAAGTTGGACAAGTCGTGGGCGGACAGCTGCAACGACGACACGAATCCAATGCACGAAGTGTGGCGGTATGCATGCACTTGATAATCGTTACTGTCGTGCTTTTGGTGTTCGTTGTTTTAACTGTCATGGCATGAATCACTTGTCTCGATGTTGTCGTCGGGGGAGGCGCACGTTTTCGAGTCCAAATCAGGCCTAGCATCAGGCGCCTGGGCGATATCCAAATAAATCGCTCGGGCATATCAAGAGCAGGAGACGGGACGAACAATATGAAAACAAAATACCGGGTAATTTAATTTCGGCTACAATTAATAAACGTACATTGCCTTTATTAATTGATTCTGGTGCTTGTGTAAGCTGCATGTCAGAATCTTTCGCGTCAAAACTTGGTGTACAAATTATTCCGGCTTCGGATGTGTCTGTGGATTTATTTTCGGCAGATGGAAATCAATTAATTGTTTTGGGTCAATGCGAAGCCACTGTAGGTTTAAAGGGATTGATGATTCCGCACACATTTTTGGTGATTAAAAATTTGAGTCATAAGGCTTTGGTTGGCATTGAATTTTTGCGACAGACGTCGTGTAAATTAGACCTGAAAAGTAATATGGCTTCCTTTTTTGACGACCTAGTTGTTCTACCTTTATTTCATAGATCTTCAGAACAGGCCGTCGTTCGTACTGTTACTGACGTTTTAATACCACCAATGTCCGAAGCAATAGTACGTGTATCAGTTCCGCAGAGTTTCAGAGGTGCGATGGCTATCCTAGAACCGCATGGGCTTGTGCAGCAACGAGCGTTTGCCGTAGCCAAATCTCTTGTTTCAGTACAGACGCTACCTGGTCATAAATTACGTAATTCTTCCTGTCGATTGCTTAACCTGACTTCTGAGCCGTGCCGTATTCGGCGTGGCGCTGTTATCGCTACCATTCATCATGTTAGCTCAGTTGCAGCGGCTACGAGCAGTAGCGTGAATAACACGCAAACTTCTGATAACACGGAACCTCTTCTGTCAGATATACCGATAGAACAGAAAATACAAAAATTACAGGAATTAGGAATTCAGATAGA